AATTCGTTTCGATTTTAAATTATTAGTTGATTGTCGTTTCGCAGTAGGTTGAACTTCTTTAGTAATTGGCTCTTTCATTTCAACAACCACTTCTTGAATTGCCATAGCAACTTCTTCCCTTACAATAGTTCTAACTAACATTTTTAATTCTGATTTCTTCATATGACCTCCTAAGCTTTTTGCCCATTATCTTCGATATAATGGTATTCACTTTTAAAATTATTTAATTTATTTTTTACCTTTGTTATATTCCCTTGCGATATGGGATCTATTGGTCCTGATAATCCAGCAACACACCCCGTCATTTTCAATGATTCAATTAAACCTAACATTTCATCTAAAATTTCTTTTAATTGATTACCTAAAACTAAGGGTTCTTTTTTTTCTTTTGCTTGTTCCCCTAAATAAATATTAGAAGATTCAATTGTTGTTGAATTATTTGTAATTATTTTTAATTCATTTCCCGCACCTAATATCGTATTATTAAATGATGATATCGTAACATTTTCATTTTTAGCATTGAATGTGATTTTTTTAGAATTAAGTAAAAATTGATCATCTAAATACTCATAATTATAATTATCAATTCCAATCAACCGCTTCGGTTCTTGAATGGAATCTCCTGCAAGTAAAAATTGATTCTCTATTAAATCTTCACCATCAAATTTACTATCAAAATTAAAATGCTGTCTAATAGTGCCTTTGTTTAATAATGCTAAAATTGTACCATCATTATTACTCTCTACAATATTTTGGGGATTTCGTCCATTAGATATAATAATATATGGGTTCACCGCTCTACTACCAATTCTAATACTATTCCCATATCGACCCTCATAAACAATATCACCACAAATATCATTTAATGATTTTTGATCACCATCTAATTGTTCATTAGACATTTTATGCAATCTTGATGATTCAATTACTGAAAAGTTTTTTGATATATTTAATTTATCTTTAAGTGATGATTTAGCTGATTTATTCTTACTTAAATTTATATCAGGTATATCTAAATGATCGAGATTCCAATTTGGATTATTCATTGTATTTAATGGACCTAGATAATAATTAACCGATCCGATTGTACATAATAATACTGGATCCCCCTTTGCAGGTACATCAACCAATCCTCTAAGTAATGGATAATATCTAGTCTTAATTACTGAATTATAATTTATATCCGCAGTGACATGTGATTTCGCAATGATACTATTTATATCCCGTACGCTGGTATATGCAGCAGACTCTATACTAGTAACTATATCTAAAACTATACCAGGTACAAATTGTAAATAAATCTGCTGAGATTGTGGTTGCCCGAATAGTGATTTACCAATTCCAGTTGTTGGAGTTTCTAATGTCGTAAAAGTTGAACCCATTAATTAACTTCCAGCAATCGATGTGGATTTGGATTTTATATTGGTTATATCATTTGATTTAGTTTGGATTTCATTTACAGTATCTTGAAGAGATGCTATTAAATCTTCCTTCTCAGAATCAGATAATAATAATGAATCCTCGTCAGTACTTGCAGATTTCGTAAGTATTCGCTGCAATACGCCTGCTAACTTAACCAGGTGTTCATCATTCTTAACGGACACTTCCATATATTCTTTTATAATTGGGGCTACCATTATGACATCATCAATAGTCTTAATAAACCCATGTATCTCCGATACTAATAGGTCAATTTGTTTTTTCTTATTTATAGTATTATCATAAATATCTTTTGTCAGATCTTGAAATGATTTACCATCAAATATTATATCATCCATATTATTTCCTTTTGACGTTACAAATAAATTGATTCATATATAAATATACTACTATTGAAAATATATAGACAAAAGAAAAGCCTATTAAATATAATAGGCTTAATGGTAAAAATAATATAATGATTAGTTGGTTTTAGATTTCAATAGTCCCGGTCTTGTGGAATTCATTAAAAATGATAGCATAATGTTTTTTCATAACATTGATCACGTTAGTAATCTTTGCAGTATTAACTCCGGTCATTTCCCTAATAAGAATATATAATGATTTTTTATTAAAATTTTCTATATCATCCCTGCAACGTATTAACTCCAATACTGAAAATGCAATATCAATATCCGCTTGTTTTTTAAAGATTTGTGGAATCTTTTTCTCAAAATATGCAGTCAATTCCACCAGAAAGTTTGAGATTTCACTACCACCTGGATCATTATAAGTATGGTCAATCATATAATCTAAACCATCAATTGAATCATGACTTTTAAATTTTTTATAATTATTATTATTATGTAATATTAAATAATTTTTTGCTACCACTGAAAAGTAACTAAAAGCTTTTGAGCCAAAGTCCGCTTTAAATTTATGAATATTCATTACAAGAAATGAAACCACCTCAGCTTTCACATCTTCAAATGGAACATCAAAATAAGTAAATTTAAATGTATTAATAATATTCTCAGCAAGTTTATCAAATGCATAGGCAATATGTTCATTGTAAATTGTATTTTTTATAGCAGGATTCTCCTCAGCATTATATGCTATAATACCATCCTCAGTATCTTGATCAAAATATATTCGTTTATTCTTCTTCCGTGGCATCTTTACCCCTTTGTGTTGTTTCAAAAATATCATGTAATAATAATTGTAACTGCTTTAATTGATCAAAAAAGAATCCAGTTTCATCATCTGATTCATAATGGCCCGAATCATCTACCAGTTTCATTCGCTCCGTTGCAAAGTTTACAATTTGTTGAAATTGTAATATATATGATTCATATTGATTAATTCGTTTTAATGCATAAAATGTTGTAATTGATAATCCAATGCATATAATACATAATATAATAATAGTAATCTCATTAAACATAATTAACTCGTTTTAAATAATTCATTAAATTCATCTTTCAATTTATTAATTGCTTTTGTTTCGTCTTTTTTGGTTACACCAATCTTCGGTGCAGTTGCACTACCACCACCAATCTTTTTTGATTTAACCCAACCCTCATATTCAATTCGCGTTGCAGCCATGTCTGCTTGATGTATAATAAAAGGTAAATTTGACTTCAATCTATTATTAATCGAAAATGTTTTTAGATATTGAATATTACCATCATCATACATCCCATCCGCGAGCTTTATTCCTAACACCTCATTAACAGTCATCTTAACATTATATTGATTTAAAATCCATATACCTCTATCAGGGGGTGTCATAAATTGTAAATCGGGATTGGTTGTATAAATCTTTCCTTGATTTTTTCTATGCCAATCCGATGGGTTAGGTATATAATGATCAATTTTACCATCACCACTCTTACCTAAATCATGATGTAGTGCCGCAAATACTACTTCTTCTATAGTATAATCATCAGTAATTGCACCACCAGCTTTCCACACATTATATATTTTTATAGAAAATGAAACTATATTTAAAATATGAGCAACATACCCCCCTGGAAATGCATTATGAAAATCTTCTTGGCTTGATGCCGGTGCAAGTATCATTCTATCCTGCAATTCATCATACATCTTTAATAAATGCTTTTTCCTATTAGGGAATTGTCCTTGCGGACCATCATCCGTAATATATTTGTCAATAACTTTTAATAACATTTCCCAGTTGCTTTGTATTTTATTTGCTGGAATATTCATAACCTATTCTCCTAACGTTATATTAATTGCAATATTACAATTATAATTGATAATAAAATTGAAATTATACTTTTTATTGTAAGCCCTTCCCCCATTAGAAACCAAGTTAATATGGGGAATGAAATCATACCGGTAGCAAATCCAAGCAATCTAATTGGCCATACCTCACCAAATCCTTCATAGCCCATTTGAGTAAATTTCAACCAACCATAACTTATTGGCATACCACATAAACACATTAATAGTGTATTATCTCTAAACCATTTCCATACTAATTGACCATTTAATTGAAACCAAATAGCTATGTGAAGGCATATTGCTATTATTATACAATAAATTATATTTCGATCTATCATCACCCACCTTTCATGCATAACCTAATTTCATTACTATATATAATAGTATAATTATACAATATAATCCAAACGTTATTTTATTTATTTACAAAAAATATTTCCCGATCATTATTATCAAATGACCCATCTGATGGAATCTCTATCTCATCTCGCACCCACATTGATATTGTATCTTCGGCTGGAATATCATCTCTAATTGTAAATGTATCGTGATATCGTTTTAATAATTTCTTAACCAATTTATGTCTAACAATATCCTTCTCTTTAAACATTGATAATCCAACTCCTCGTATCCCTGCAAATCGTTTAATAGCATCCTCTAATCCACTTTTATGTTTGGCTATATCAGATTGTTCTAAGTCACCTGTAATGATGTATTTACTTCTTTCACCAATACGAGTAACGAACATTTTGATTTGTTCTGGTGTAGCGTTTTGAGCTTCATCAAGTATCACAATTTTATCTGCTAATGTAATTCCACGCATAAATGCTAATGGCATTACCTGAATTATATTATTATCTTTTAAAATTTGTAATCTTTGTTTACCGATTATCTGTTCCATATTATAATAGAAAGACATCATCCAGGGTGCTGTTTTTTCTTCAACAGTGCCCGGTAAGAATCCAATCTTTTCACCAGCCGCTTCAACTAAAGGTTTGACTATAACAATCCCATTTATCGGATTATCTTTATCACCTAATTGTTTTAATGCATTATGAACTGATAAATATGTTTTTCCACAACCAGCTGGCCCAATACAGAAAGTAATATCTTTTGATGATATAGTTTTATAAAATCGCTTTTGAGCTGCATTTCTAAAATCTATATCCCATTTCATATTCTTTAAATCTTTCATTACTTGTCGTTTATTTGTATTCACGTGATTGGTTTGCTTTTGCGCAGGTTGCGTTGAGTTGGTTTTTTGTGTTTTCGCCATAACAGTATCTCTCCTATTTAAAAATAAAAACTTCCGTTACTTATTAATAAATATTTCAAATGAAGAAAACAAAGGGGGAAATTTATCATTTCCCCCTTTTAATAACACCTACCAAAGTGTTAATTACTTATTACTTCTTATTCCATAATCCTACAAGAATAAGAAGAGCCAGTAAACCGGCGAAACCATTGTTGCCGAATGTCGTCACGATACCTACAAGGTTTCCAACTACATTCATACCCCAAACACCTGTTCCAAATATTACTTCAGATACAATGCCAAGAGCTGCTAATGATGCAAGTAGTTCTACTAAACCACCTACAAAGTCGCCAATTGATGAAAATGCACTTTTTAAGTTAATCATTTTTCTCTCCTATATTGGTTTTAAAATT